TGGTATACTATATACGATATAATTATTCTGTATTTGTTAACAATCGAGGGCAAGCAATGTTTGATAATGTAGAGATTGAAAGCTTATTAATTAGTGAAAAAATTGTCCGTGGTGTCACGGTTTATGTAATTGACACCAGGTCATTATACCGCGCAACAAAAATTTCTTCTTATAACAGAAAAGATTTTGGCAGATTTGCAACACGCAAAAAAGCTGTGGCAAAAATGAATAAATTACTTGGTGCTTACAATGGCAATGAAGAAATTGAAGCACAGAAAAAAGCAAAAGTAATTACAGTTAGTGATGCTGTCATACAATATTTATCAGCACAAAAATTGTTGATGACAAAAAGCTATCATAAGGATCAAAAATTTAATTTAGGATTGCTACAACAGGCTTTTTATAAAGATATACAAATCGATTACTGGAATATTTCAATAATAGCAGGCAAATCAGAACGTGAAGATTTCAGACAATTTATTGAAAATTTAATATTGAATGAAGGTAAAAGTATCGAAACTATGTTTACGCGCCGTAAACATTTCACAAAATTTTTTGAAGCTGTTGCAAAAAAAGGCTGGATAGATGCAAACCCAATTTCTGACATAAAATTGCCAGAGAAAAAACCTACTGATAATAGAGCGCCAAAGGTACAAAAACATTTTACAGCATGGTTGCAGACAGATGGTCTTGATGCTTACAGCGCGGCATATACACTAGCGGCTGAAAAGGTATTGGCTGTTGGGCGCAAAAAATATCGCAAACGCAACCATCTTACAATAGCGCCAAATAAACTTGAAATGATGTTGTTGCTATCAATGACCAGTGGCATACGCCAAGGCGAATTACGCGCATTGCGCCGCTGTGATTATTCACCTAATGAGCAAAAAATAATAACGCGCCAAGCTGTAAAACATAGCACAAAAGAATTTGGCGATATTAAAACACAAGAGGGGCAAGACCGAGAAATTGAAGTGCCTTCAGAAATCTGCAAAATGCTTAATAAATTTATGCAAGAAAGCAAATTTCAAGAACGCGATGATTTAATTTTTCCATCAAGCACTGGCACACCATTACGCAAAAACGATTTTAGCGAGGCAATGAAACCAATCCGTTCAGCCTGCCCATTTATAGATAATGATACTGGCTTGCCACTACATTTTAAATGGGGCGATCTGCGCCATGTTTTTGCAAGTAACGAAATTGACCATCTTGGTGCTAACTGGCATGAGGTTTCTGAATCAATGGGTCACTCAAATCCAGAGTTCACAAAAAAACAATATGGTCATTACATCGAAGATGAAGAAAAAAGCCAGCGCAAGCGTGATGCAAGATCAGCAATATTAGTTAAAAGTAAAGGGCGCTAATGCGCCCCTTTAATACATTCTAAGAATTGTTTCCACCACGGCTTTGGTGGGTCAACAACAACAGCTTTAGCTGCTTTTTTAGCATCCCAAAATGCCTTTAGGCGCTTTGACTGCGCTGCTCGCATCTCAGGCGTCCAGTTTTTCGATGTCCTTGGCATCTATTCCTCCTAGTTTAATAATTTCAGTCTTAGGAATAAACCAGCGCGAGCCATCTGCTATTGCCCTGATTTGTCCAGCTTTGATCCAGCGCCGTAGTCTCTTACGGCTGGCATCTGTATAGCCCTCGCAAAAAATGGCATTACAAGCCTCTTTAACAGTATACAGAGCGTGACTAGCCATTTTTCGCACCTTGATACCCCTGCGGTGCTTCAGGCCACGGTGGTTCCTGTGATGGCGGCGGTGGTGGCGGTGGTGCATAACCAGGCGCAGGTGCCGGGGCAGGGGCTGGGCTGGTCATGTTAGGGCCATCATCAGCAAACAAACTGCCGCCACCAACTTTCACATACTGATCGCCAACCTTTTTTTGTAGCTGTAAGCCTGGCTGTTTTTTTGAATTTGCATAGTAGCTTTTCACAGCTTCATAGAGCGCCTCATCTTCAATGTTGAACCAAAACGCTGCGGTTAGCTGATCTGTAATTTCCACGCCAGATTCTAATCTGACTTTAGTATTCTTAAATTCAGGCCGTGCCATTCTTTAAATCCTTTTCCTGTTTTTGCCAGAAGGCGTAAAAGCGGTTGTAGTCGCTTGGGTTTTCCTTGTGCATTTTAGTCAGCACAGGGTTTAACTCACTGATCCATGCGTTCAGGCCAGTAAGTGTTCTTTTTGCTTGGATTTGTGCCTCAAGCCCATCAAGGTCATATGGTTTGTCAGTCTTTGCTGTTTTTTTTGGCGCATCTTTTAAGGCGCCGTTTATCTCGCCATCGTCATCATCATCAAACTCAACCTCTTGGATGCCAGCGGCCATTCCAAGTGCTGCCATAAGCGCATATCGCCGGGCATAGCTGATAGCTGACCCCAATTTTTGATTGTTGGTCATGTCATCAACAGCAATCGGGTATCGGCCTACCTTTTCCTCGCCAGAGGTGTGCATGATGTAGGTCTTTAAATGCGTGCCTACACCATCTTCATAATCAACTAATTGGCTGAAAGACAGGCCATGCTGTGCCGCCTGCTTAACCTTGGTCATCACTGATCCAACGCTGGCATATTGCGATCTGTTGCCCTTCTTATCTAATTCTAGGCCTGTCTGCGCCGCTTGAAATTCAGCTAACGCTTTTGCTAATTCACTCATTATCACCCTCGACTGTGCGTGTTTCAAAAACTTTATGTTCTGGATTGTTCTTCATCCAAAGCCGTGCGTAATAGGCTTTGTGATGGTCATTGATTTTAAGTGTGCCGCCATCTGGCCGGGCATCTACAAGCACAATGCTTGTTTCCCAGCGTATGCGTTCCATGATAAGCGCAGCACCAACGCGCTCTTGGCCTTTAGCCAATGCCTCGCGGGTGAACTTATCCCACAACTGATAAACAATAGGATTAGCCTGATGGAAGGCTAGGAACCGCGCCTCGCGCATATTTCTAGGCGCTTCAAGTGCCTCAAACATGGTTTGCTGCACCATAATTACATGCCCGGCGTCATTGAAAAGGCCACAACGATAGACCACCAGATGGCTAACAGAACGCCATATCCGATGATTGCCTGTGCTGCAAATCGCAGTGCAACGTAAAGCACTCTATATCTGCGCCGTGTTGCATAGCTGGCTTGCTCAATATGTAACTGCAAAAGTTTATTCATTATTTAAACCCCCATAGTTTTTTTGCTTGTTTTAGAACTTCTGGCCGACAGTCCCATGCCCACATATGGGCAAAGTCTGGTTCAATAAGGCGCAACATGGCCTCGACAGAATCGGCTGATTTCAGGATGTTTTCGCGGATCGCACACTTGGCAACGATATGGTTTAGTGCTGATTGCAAACCGTCTTGTGATAGCTGGTCACAATTATCAGCGTTAAACACGCGGTAACCGCTGGCATTGGCATAGACAATCGACTGCATCAAACCAGTGCCAAACCAATAGCCTGCTACCTGACATACGTGAGCAAACATTGGTTTTGTTGGCAGACTGGCAGATCGTTTGCCTGATTTGGTATTAGCCGCTGCGCTAGACCACTTGGTTTTTAACTCTATGCGGCGTGAGAAATCTGGAAAGCCTGAATAAGGCAACTCTAAGCCAGGTAAGTTGGAAAAGATTTCACTCTCACCCTCAATACGGTTTAGTCCATATGCCTGGTGCGCTTCTTTTACGCCCTCAACAGCGTGGGTAAGTACGTCAGCAAACTCACCGCGATTAACTGCCAGCTTGCGTTCATCCTTGCCATCATCCCAAGTACGCGGCTGGTAACTGTCGAACAGGCTCATGCCGTGGCGTATGGCGGCATCAAGGCTATGGTCATCTATCAATGTGAGATTAGCACAGTCTTGCACAACTCTGCCAGCCAGCATGTTTGCGTTGTCATCTGTATAGAGATCAATAGTTGCTCTGGCTTTGTCTTTGTCGCCTAGAGACTCGCCTTTCATAACTTTCCAAGCATCATTTACGGCTGGTCTAATCACACATTTGTCAAACAGAGTTCGACAGACTGGACGCGATGCCGGATTGGAATGATGGAAATAATGCTTGTCAGAAGCCCATGTTATATTTGGCGGCAGAGACATTAAAAAACCTCAACAGAAAACAAACTCTGTTAAGGTTGTAATACTCTTTACGTTTTAAGACAAGTGCCTTTTTCTAAAAAATTAATACAAATTACTTATCCTACGGCATAAGTTTTTTACGATATGCTGATACATCGTAGTCAATCCACTGCATTTCATTGAGTTCTGGGCATAATAACATAGAGATTATAGGACAGCCCCATTCAAGTTCAAGATTCTCATGGCATCCGAAAAAGTTACTTTCCAGCGTGTATTTTTTACGGCTTGATTGATAAACTATGCCATAGAGTATATTGCCAGATTTTGTTTTAACTATGCTGTAACGGCCAAAACAATTTTTATCCACAACATTACGCCAGATGGGATCGGCATTAACAATGTCTATGTTGCCGTGCTGCCAAGCTGATTCGTGGTCAAGATCATCTGATAAATCCCAATAGATGCCAACTGTATCTTGCTGGTAATAATTATGTACATATATAGCTTTGTTTTCGTATTTTGACATACGAGGTTGCTCCATCCTGTGACATACAGCCAGTTCAGGATTGCCACCTTTATGTGAGTCAAGCAATATGTCTGACATTTCATTAGCATGTACAGTACAGGCTTCATTCCAAGGCATTACCGCGCCTATGATGGGTATAGCTGGATTGCTAAAAAATATCTGTTGCGGCGTGCAGTTTAAAATCTTTGCATATTCTTCTGCATCGGTAAGAGATATGCCAATGTCACCGTTTTTATGGCGTGATAGCGTAGGCGGCTGGATGCCTTTTAACTCAGCAACCATGTTACTTTTTAGGCCAGAACGTACTATCATTTTATGTAAATTGTTCGGAGCCACAATGTTTTCCGCTGTCTTTGTTACCACAATAGTTTCCTCATAAGTGTAATAGCGTGTCTTTTTACGTCAACATATTTATGAAGTAATAGCCTTGTCAGAATAAGTCAAGTCGATTATCGTGAGTTAAATTAACAACGCACGGATAACGAAATGCTACTTAACGACTACTTAGAACAGAACGATCTTTCTTTTTCCGAAACTGCCAGGG